GCCATTTATCCCCAGAAAAACAGGGATTTACAACCAAAACAAGAAGCAGACAATGCCCCACGCAACGAGTGTACATCCAACCAGTGAGGCCCAAATGAAGACGTTTCTGATCGCTATCGCCCTTCTGTCTCTCTCTTTGACCAATACTGTCAATGGCGCCGAGGTTCCTGTCCCTGTCCCTGGCTCGGCTCACGCTGATGCCTGCGAGTGTGCTCGTACAGGTCGCGTGGCCCATCTGGGCCACAACCGAGGCTGCTACGAGGGGGTGGGTGTCGCATCGACACGTCTTGGGGCTATCGCTCGATGCTGCTACTGGAATGTGCGCACACCCATCGAGATCGCCTGCGTGCAGGGTCGATGCGGACGTTGGTTCGCTGTGGTCCGCTATCGCTAGGAGGCTCACATGAGCGCCAACACGCACCTCGACTTACTGCTAGAGCTATTGGCGTCCGAGCGTGCTACTCAACCCAGTCGCCCAGCGGTCGACGATGACATCACAGACGCGCCTGTGGACATCGTCGATCGTCTGCGGCAATTGGCTGGGACATCTGTCAGTGTTGTCACAGCGATCGAAGCACAGATCGCGGTCAATGAGATCATGCGACTAAGAGATGCTCTCCGTAAGAGCGAATACCTTCGGAGCCTGTGATGGGACGCATGAGCAGACAGAAGGGTAAGCGTGGCGAGCGTGAGGCGGCAGCCGAGCTCGGTGCTCTCCTCGGGTGTGGTGCTCGTCGTGGCGTGCAGTACCACGGCGGCCCTGATAGTCCTGATGTGGTGCTCGATGGTGGCGTGAAGATACACGTCGAGGCCAAGCGCACAGAAACGCTGTCTGTGTATGTCGCGCTATCTCAAGCAGCGAGCGATGCTGGTGATAGCACACCGATGGTATGGCATCGCCGCAATGGCAAGGGCAGCGTGTGCATCGTTGCGACTAGTAACCTCGTCGCACTCGCTCGCGAAATATGTAACACGCTCGAAAAAAATAAACTGGGAAATGTTACAAAAGTTGAAAAAGCCAAGGTACTACCGCGATTCGTAGCGTCTGGACCCCGCTGTGAGCCTACGTAGTTTGCCGTGTTTTTTAGCGAAGGTGCTCGCGTTTCGTTATTAGGCTAAAAATGGCAACACGCACCGACCAGAAAACACGCGCTGAAAAAGCCAAGGCGAGATACGACGACATCAAGCGCCGGACGAATGAAGCGTCTCGTGCGATGGGCAAGGCCGGTCGCGACATCGGCCCGATCCCACCAGTCGAAGACATCGCCAGGCTCAACGAGTGCGGCAAAAGTTTCCAGAGATTCTGCGAGGTCTACGGAGCCGAGTCGTTCCCTCTCGCCTGGTCGCCGGATCACATCCTCGCGATCACCAAGATCGAGAGCGCCGTGTTGCGTGGCGAGCTGTTCGCATTCGCGATGCCACGAGGTTCGGGCAAGAGCACGCTCTGCGAGTGGGCCTGCCTGTGGGCGATGCTCTACGGCCATCGGCCATTCGTCATGCTCGTCGGTAGCGATCAGGCGATCGCTTGTCAGATGCTCGATGCGATCAAGAGTCACCTCTCACAGAACGACCTCTTGGCCGCTGACCACCCTGCGGCCTGCTATCCAGTGCGAGCCCTTGAAGGCATCACCGCTCGCGTGCGAGGGCAGACCTCCGAGGATCGACCGACGCACATCCAGTGGAGCGCCGACCAGATCACGCTGCCTTGGATTCCGGGTGCTGCGTCTGCAGGTGCGGCGGTGCGTGTGTCTGGCATCACAGGTCGCATCCGAGGCATCAAGCACACTCGACCCGATGGCAGCGCTGTGCGTCCGAGCCTCGTGTTAATCGATGATCCACAAACTGACGAAGCCGCGAATAGCCCATCGCAGGTGGCTGCCCGCGAGCGTGTGCTCTCCGGTGCGATCCTCGGACTGGCTGGGCCGGCCAACAAGATCAGCGGCCTGTGTACTGTGACGGTCATCCGACCCGATGACCTGGCTGATCGCCTCCTCGATCGCCACAAGCACCCAGCATGGCAGGGCGAGCGTACCAAGTTGGTCTACCAGTGGCCCACAGCCGAGGAGCTCTGGAGCCAATACGGCGAGCTGCGTCGCGAGGGTCAACGCGAGGGCAAGGGCGGCTCTGTCGCCGATGCGTACTACGCTGCCAACCAGGCGGCGATGGATCTCGGCGCTCAAGTGGCATGGCCCGAGCGAAAGAACACCGACGAGTTGACCGCGATCCAACACGCATGGAATCTCAGGATCGATCGTGGAGAGAGTGCGTTTTTCTCGGAGTACCAAAACCAACCGCTCGCCGATGACATCTCATCAGACAAGTTGTCCAAGGTCGCGCTCAAAGTCAGAGCGTCCAACGTCCCTCGCGGCACGATCCCGAGCGGCCACAATGCTCTCACCTGTTTTGTGGACGTGCAGGAAAAACTGCTCTTCTGGCTCGTGGCGAGTTGGAGCGATTCGTTTGGCGGCCACATCGTGGCCTACGGAACCTACCCAGATCAGGCTGTGAACTTCTTCGAGGCTGGTAGGGCAAAGAGGACACTGGCACTGGCGGCCAATGGCGCTGGCTTCGAGGGGAGCCTGCGTGCAGGGCTCGACCACCTCTCACAGGATCTTATGGGTCGCGAGTGGCCTCGCGAGGATGGGGTCTCGATGCGGATCTCGCAGCTCATGGTCGATGCCAACTGGGGCCAGAGCACTCAGGTCGTCCGCACGTTTTGCAAACGCTCGCCATTCTCGGCCACTGTGATCCCGAGCCATGGTCGAGGTATCGGTGCATCGAGCCAACCGCTCGGCGACAAGAGCAAGCACCGAGGCGATCGTATCGGTCTGAATTGGCGCATCGGTCGGCTCGGAGACGCCGATGTCAGATCGTGCATCTACGACACGAATTTCTGGAAGACGTTCGTCTCGGCTCGCCTGCGTCTGGCTCTCGGCGATCCCGAGGCCCTCGCGTTTCACTCGGGCGAACACGATCTTTTATTCGAGCACCTCACGAGTGAATACCCAGTTCGTACCGAAGCCCGAGGCAGAGTCGTGGACGAGTGGAAACTATCGGGCCGAGAGAATCACTGGTGGGATTGTCTCGTGGGTGCGACGGTGGCCGCGAGCGTGACGGGCATCTCTCCGAGTGCGTCCGAGGCTGGCGGTCGTCGCAGACGCAAAGCGGAGATCCCGGCCACAGGTGGGCGTAAGGTGATCACAATCAAGAGGCAGCAATGAACACGATCAGTCTCACCAGCGTCGACGGTCTCGCTCCACGGGATGCCCTAGCGATCATCCACCGGCTGACCCGAGACGGGTCGGAGTTCCAAGCGGAGGTGGCGTCGATGCTTGAGGGTGTGTCGAGCAGTTCGACTCCGCTGGCGATCTGGGAGCTCGACGGCGCATGCATCGGGTGGGCCGCATCCCACATCTGGCGAGATATGCAGACCCTAGAGCTATTCGTCGACCCTCGCCACCGGGGGCATGGGCGAGGCAGCATCCTCGCCGGCGTCCTCGTGTCGTCGGGGAGGATCGACAAGGATCGGATGCTGGCTGTTTTCTCAAGCAGCACAGCATCGATCGCAGCGCGTCTCGGGTGTCGGTTCATCGTCGAGCACACCCAGAAGGGCAACGGCTGGTTGCCCTTCGACGTCCACGGGAGAGGCCCTACGGGATCTTCTGTCGGTGGCGTAGTTTCTCATGCATGAGCGACGTCATCAAAGATGCGATTGAGTCCACGGCTATCGGCCCCGCCAGCGTACGCACTGACGCAGGCGAGGTCACTGCCCAGGACATATCCAAAATGATCGAGGCCGATCGCTACATCGCTGCAAAAAACGCAGCCACCAGCACTGCGACGAACACCCGACGGGGTCTCAGGTTCAATCGGCTAACACCACCAGGCACGATCTAGCATGGGGCTCATCTCCGCTCTGTTCGGGCAACAACGGCGACCATCTGTCGCGATGCCTGTCCATGTGCGTGCTAGGTTCGATAGTGCCGAGAAGGGTGACGATCATCGCCACTGGCAGAATTCTGATGCCCTGTCTGCCGACGCCGCAGGCTCGCCGATGGTGCGTCGCACGCTACGCAACCGCGCCCGCTACGAGCGAGCCAACAACTCGTACCTAGCAGGCATCTCCTCGACGCTGGCAAACGATCTGATCGGCACAGGCCCACGACTCCAACTCAGCAGCGGCGACTCCACGATCGACCGAGAGATCGAGCGGGCATTCTTCGATTGGGGCTGGCAGATCAATCTGCCCAACAAGCTCCGCACAATGCGTGAGAGCATCGTCGTCGATGGCGAGGCGTTTGCCATGTTCATATCGAATCCCGCCTACGATGGCGTCCAACTCGACGTGCGCCTGCTTGAAGCCGAGATGATCGCCACACCATCGGCGATCCTCGCCAGTTCGCGTAACGTGACGCCAGAGGGCTCGACGGTCGACGGGCTAGAGTTCGACACGATCGGCAACGTCACCGGCTACCAGCTCCTCGGCTACCACCCCGGCAGCAATTCGATCTCCACCGTCACCGAATACACACGCATCCCCGCCTCGCAGATCGTTCATTGGTATCGGCCACAGCGTGCCGGCCAGCACAGAGGCATCCCCGAGGTGGGGCCTGCGTTGAAATTATTCGCAGCCATGCGGCGCTACACCGAGGCTGTGATCGCAGCAGCGGAGACCGCCGCAGATTTTGCGGCGTTCCTCCACAGCAACTCCCCGGCTGCGGAGGTTGACGAGGTCGACGCATTCTCAGAGATGGCGATCGAGAAGCGATCGATGGTGACGCTGCCAGAAGGGTGGGACATCTCGCAGCTCAAGGCCGAGCAGCCGACCAACACCTACCAAGCGTTCAAGCGTGAGATCGTGTCGGAGATCGGGCGATGTATGCAGTTGCCCTACAACGTCGCAGCCCTCGACTCCTCCTCGTACAACTACGCTTCGGGCCGCATGGATCACCAGATCTACGCTGCCACCGTGCGGGTCTACCGCGACGAGCTGGAGCGGGTGATGCTCGACCGGATGCTCGGGGCATGGGTCGCCGAGGCATCGCTCCTGGGCATCGTACCCGACTCGATGGCTCCGATCAGTGAATGGAATTGGTCGTGGGTGTGGGATGGGCGAGAGCACGTCGACCCATCCAAAGAAGCCGAGGCAGCCCGCACAAGGCTTGAGACGCTCACGACCTCATTGGCCCACGAATACGCCAAGCAGGGGAAAAACTGGGAGACGGAGCTGCGACAGATCGCAGCCGAGCGGACGCTGATTGACGAGCTGGGCCTCACGCCTGCTGCCGATGTGCCAGCCAGACAGCCATACCAGGAATTACCCACCCCATGAATTTCCTCATCCTCGATTTCGGCGACGAGTGGGACACCACCTCCGACGCATTTATCACCTTCGGACAAACGCTATGAACATCAACTCTCTCAAAATCGAATCTTCTGTGGAGTTCGTCGCTGCGGCCAAGGCCGTCGAGGGCGAGACTGTCGGCCCTCGTAAGTTTGCTATCGAGGCATACACGGGCGCCGCGATCAAGCAGGGTTGGTCAGCCGAGCCGATCGTGATCGATCTGGCCGGGATGAAATTCAACCAACGTATCCCCATCGTCTTGGGCCACGACTACCAGATCGGCTCGATCCTCGGCCAGACAACCAGCGTCCGAGCCGAGAATGGCAGGCTCTACGTCGAGGGCGAGATCCTCGCATCCAACGACGCCTCGGGGCGTGTGGTCGAGCTGGCCGACAAGGGTTTCGCCTGGCAGGCCAGCGTGGGAGCTGACGTCATGCGTCACCAGCGAGTACCGGCAGACCAGAGCGTCACCGTCAACGGCCAAGTGTTTAACGGACCAATCAGAATCGTGAAAGCCTCCAAGTTGCGAGAGGTTTCTTTTGTCACCCTGGGAGCCGATGACGCAACGTCGGTATCAATCGCCGCAGATGCGGAGGAGATTTTTATGGCGGAAGCCAACGAAATGCCCGAAGAGGTTTTGGCCTCTACGGAAGCTACGGCGGTCGTCGCCGTAGAGCCCATCGCTGAAACAGTTGAGGCGGGAATCGTTTCCGACTCGGCCAAGATCGAGGAACTTCATCAGAAAGTTTTGAAAATGGAAAAGATCATCGCCACACGCGACGAGCGGGTCACTCCCGCGATCCACGTCAACACGCCAGCCGTGCCGACGGGAAAGGTCATCGAGGCAGCGTTTGCCATGCAGTGCAACTTGCCAAACATCGAGAAGCATTTCGACGTGCAGACGCTCGAAGCTGCGGCTCGTGACTACCGACACACCTCCCTCGGAGAGGTGCTGGTGCGTGCTGCTCAGGATCAGGGCTACACCGGGTCGACTCGGCTCAACGGGTCGAATCTTCGCCCCGTCATGCAGGCCGCATGGAGCACGCACACGATCGCCGACATCCTGTCTGCGACGTACGGCAAGTTCCTGCTCAACGGTTTCAACGCCGTCGAGGCGACGTGGGACCAGATCTCCAGTGTTCGCAGCGTCAACGATTTCAAGACGGTCACGAGCTATCGGCTCAACGGCGGCTTTGATTTTGACAAGGTCGCCCCTGGTGGTGAGCTGAAGTCGGCCAGCGCATCGGACGAGAAGCGGACGCTCTCGGCTGACACGTACGGCATCATGTCCTCGATCACGAGGACTGATCTGGTGAACGACGATCTTGGTGCTCTCTCGGCCATCCCCTCGCGGATCGGTCGTGGGGCTGCGATCAAGCTCAACAAGGTGTTCTGGGCTGCGTTTTCCGCTGCGACCTATGCCACCGGCACTCCCGGCGCTGGCAACGCACTGGCGATCGCTGGTCTGAAACTGGCTGTGACTGCGTTCCGCAAGCAGACCGACACCGACGGCAACCCGTTGGCGATCGCTCCTGCGATCATCCTCGTCCCCGTGGACTTGGAGATCGCTGCTGCCGAGATCATGGGCTCCAGCCTGTTGATCAGCGGCAACACCACGGCCAACGTGGCGCAGAACGTGCTGGCCGGTCGGTATCGTGTGGTCAGTTCGAGCTACCTGTCCTCGGCGACGAGCTGGTGGCTGGCTGCTGATCCTCAGGATCTGCCCGCGATGGAGGTGGCTTTCTTGAACGGTCAGCGCAGCCCGACTGTTGAAACGGCTGATGCCGATTTCAACGTGCTCGGCATCCAGATGCGTGGCTACTTCGACTTCGGGTGTGCTCAAGCCGAGAGCAAGGGCTGCTACAAGATGGCGACTTCCTAGTCTGTTGTTTCACTACCGTCGGCAGTGCTCAAGCTGCCGACGGTAGGATTTTTTGCATTCTTTTTCTTTCACACTTTCTCGGAGGATTTTCAAAATGGGTACAGCTCTCTATCGCCAAGACGGCGTATACGTGGACCACACGCCATCGGGCGCGCTGGCTGTTGGTGATGTGGTGGTCATGGGGCCGCTGCTCGGTGTCGCAACTCGTCCGATCGCAGCCTCGGCACTGGGCCAAGTCGCTGTCGAAGGCGTGTTTCGTTTCGTGAAGGTGTCCGGTTTTGCTGTGACGCAGGGCCAGAAGATGTACTACCACGCCACTGCCGGCGTGGCCTGCGACAACAGCACCGGGGTAGTGGCCGGCTTCGCTGTCGCCGCTGTTGCCAGTGGTGATCTGCTTGTCGATGTGAAGCTGAATCCGGGCGCCTAGTTCTGATAAGTCCGCATGCTCTCGCGTCGCTGCAATATGGCGCGACGCGAGAGCTGTGTGGGTCTGTGGAGTTACGATGGCAGATGTGCTTAGAACTGGTGCGGCGTGGCTGGCCGGCCAGCTCAAGGCGTCTGCCGGCACGCTCTGTGCGTACAAGCGTGGCGCTAACACCGCCACGATCACAGCCACGATCGGTGCGTCTAGTTTTGAAAGCCAGAGCCAGAGTGGCGTGCAAGAGCTCTGGGAGAGTCGCGACTACATTCTCTCCACCAGCGAGCTGCCTTACGGGTTGCCTGTGCGAGGCGATGTGATTGTCGAGACGCTCGGAGATGTGGCTACGTTCTACGAGGTGTCGAGCCCGAGGGGCGTGGCGCCGTATCGGTTCGCAGATGCATTTCAGGCGATTGTGAGAATCCACACACAGCAGACAGATCGCGACATTGCGTACATCGTGACCGAGGCCGGAGACGAGATCGTAGTCCCATTGGCGGTTGACTAATGCCCACACAAACAAGAGTCTCCGAGCTACCGGCCATCACGGGCGTCACCGGGACCGACCTGCTGATCGTGTCGTCCAGCTCAGCCACCAAGCGTGTCGCGATCTCACAGATCGGCGATTACTTCGTGTCGGCTGGAGTGGCAGGCCCGACGGGGGCCAGCTCGACTGTCACCGGCCCTGCGGGTGGCGTGGGCGCAACTGGGCCTGTGTCCGATGTGGCTGGCCCAACGGGGGATGCGTCGACTGTGGCCGGCCCGACAGGTGACGTCGGTCCCACTGGAGCTGACTCATTTGTCGCCGGCCCCACGGGCGAGGCGTCCACAATCACAGGCCCGACCGGCGCGTCAGGCGATTCGATCACTGGTCCCACGGGTGACGCATCGAATGTGACTGGTCCCACGGGCGAGGCTTCAACGATCGCAGGCCCTACGGGTGACACAGGCGCACAATCTACAGTGACAGGACCGACGGGCGCAGTCGGGATCGGTCAGGTCTACGCGACTGGTGTCACTGCCCCAGAGCCTGCCAACGACGGCGAGGCGTGGATCGATACAGAGACTGGAAAATATTACATCCGATACGCCGGCGTATGGATCGAGTTCGGCTGGCAGCCAGGGGCGTGATCTAGATGCCGTTTTTTTCTCTACCCACAGGTGGCTCACCAGTTCTCGCCGGCAGCGGCGCGCCGACAGGCATCCTTGGTGGCGTTGGTGATCTGTATCTCGACACCACTGGCAAGTATCTCTATGGCCCAAAAGACGCTGTGACCGGATGGGGTGCGGGCATCGATGTATCCAGCGGCCCGACTGGCCCGACCGGAAATCCTTCGACTGTAACGGGACCTGTGTCGATGATCACAGGTCCGACGGGAGTGACTGGATCGACGGGCGCAACTTCGACTGTGACCGGCCCTACGGGGAGCACGGGCAGTACGGGCAGCACTGGAAATACGGGATCTACGGGAGCCTCTTCGACTGTCACCGGCCCCACGGGCAGGACCGGCCCACAGGGGACAGGTCCCACAGGCGCAGCGTCAACCGTTACTGGTCCCACGGGCAACACAGGCCCCAACGGTTTCGGAGACACAGGCCCAACGGGCAACACAGGCAATCAAGAGTTCTACGCGACCGGCCCAACAGCTCCGGCTGCGATCCTCGATGGCGCTCTCTGGCTCGATGACTCAAGCGGGCGCTACTACCTTCGCTACGCTGGCGTGTGGGTCGAGGTGGGAGTGCAAGGTGAGCAGGGAGTCACCGGCCCTAGTGGAGGACCTACAGGTCCCACGGGCGCTGGCGGTGCGTATCGCGGTGGCATCTCGCTCACCACCGCCACAGGCACTGTCGTGCTGACGAGCGTCAGTGATCTCTATCAGTGGATCGACCCAGATGGAGTGGATCGAGATGTGACTCTACCCACTGGCGTCTCCAATGGTTTTGATCTGGTAATAAAAAATACCACCACCGACTGGACCAAGGTGTTGAACGTCAAGACCACAACCGCGACTGGCGTCGTGACGATCGAGAGCGGATTCTCTGGCACGTTTCGCGGCAACGCGACGCTGATTTTTGACGGCACAAACTGGCAATACATCTTCAACGACTACGCACACTAGAACGGACCTCAACGATGGCACTCACATTCCCTGGCTCTCCAGCGATTGACGATCAAACCACTACGGGTGGCCGCACCTACCAGTGGACGGGCTACGCTTGGGACTTGGTTGGGAGCGGAATCGCCGGCCCTACTGGGCCGGCTGGTAGTGGCACGCCTGTCGTGATCGCAGTTGGCACGGGCAGCGGCGACCAACCCACAAATCTCGCGCTGGGTGGCAATGTCTATGACATCACATTCAATGGCACGGGCGTAGTCGCCAACCCCACAGGCACTCACACAGACGGC